TTATTCGGCCGTATTACGAGTACAGAAGTATGGGATGATGTCACTCTGGCATCGAACCTGTTATCTAAAGGAAAAGCATATCTGCAGAACGGTATCAAGATGGCGGTCACACTGAACATCAAAGCAGTAGACCTCCATCTTCTTGATGTAAATACCGATGAAATAAGATTGGGAGATTATATAAGGGTTGTCTCAGAACCTCACGGACTGGACAGCTATTTTTTATGCTCAAAAATCGAACTGGATTTAGTAAATCCGGATAAAACGGTATATACATTGGGCACTGGATTCCGGGCGATGTCCGAACAGCAGGTTGCATCCATGAAGATGGCCAACAGTGCCTACAGTACAGCGGAAGCCGCTTCCAGTACAGCGAACAATGCCAGTGAACAGCTCGCAACAGGCGATTATGTTCCGAGAAGCGAGTTCACGTCCTATAAGGATTCAGTGGCAAAAACCTACACGCCTCTTCCATCTGTAACAGCAGATGACAACGGAAAAGTTATGAAAGTAGTAAATGGCAAGTGGTCAAAGGGAGAGGATGAGAAAGGGGAAGCTTCAGGAACTACTCTTCCTGCAGTTACAGAAGCAGATAACGGCAAAGTTCTGAAAGTGTCCGGTGGCGTCTGGACAACAGGAACGGATGATAACGATACATTGACGGATGCACAGTTACAAACTGTTGTATCCGGAGCAGTAACGGAGTACATGGAAGGGAATGTCCTTCCTAAGCTTCCGCCCGATGCGTCCGAAGCAGGCAACGGAAAGGTACTGAAGATTGTTAATGGGAAATGGACGATTTCTGAGGATGGACCGACAGACGAAGAACTCAACAAAAAGGTTGATGAAAGGCTTGATGTGTCTATGAAAGAAAGTCTCCCAATGGAACTGACAGAAGCTGACGAAGGCAAGGTCATGAAAGTATCCGGTGGTAAATGGGTACTTGGAGAAGATGATGAACGTACTGACGACGAGCTGAATACAGCAATCTCAAATGCCTTGACTGCTTACATAGAGCAGAACCTCAACGGAAGGCTCCTTCCGGCTGTAACAGAAGCCGACGAAGGAAAAATTCTGAAGGTGTCCGGTGGTGTCTGGACGATGGTAGAAGAAACAGTTGATGAAACAATCGACGAACCGGTCGATGAAACAGTTTAAGGAGGAATGATATGGCCAACATTGAATCATTACTCGCCCAGATCTTAAGTGCCAGATTTGGGAAGGACGTTCGGCAGAGCATCCACGATGCAATCGCTCAGTGCTATGACGATGTATCGAATCCTACGCTGAACACGGAGGCGTTCTATAACGCAATCGTACAGGCACTTGCAGAAGGAATCCTTGCGAACCTGACCATTGCTGAGGGCAGTGTAACAACGGATAAACTTGCCGACCAGGCTGTGACTGCAGCCAAGATTGCAGCGCAGACCATTACAGAAGATGAAATCAAAGACCTTGCAATTACAGCAGCTAAGATTGCCAATGGTGCGATTACTGCTGACAAGATGGCCGAGGGTGCTTTTGGCACCTCTGCGCTTGCAGAAGCAGCAGTTACAGCCATTAAAATTGCAAGAGGTGCTGTAACTGCTGAGAAATTACAGGACGGCTCTGTAACGAATCCTAAGATTGTAGATGGGGCTGTGGGAACATCCAAGCTGGAGGATGGAGCAGTCAATACATCTAAGATAAAAGATGGAGCAGTTACAACGGATAAAATTGGAGAAAAAGCTATTACAGAGAAAAAAATGGCAGACGGTGCAGTGACTACCGACAAGATGTCAGATGGAGCGGTAACAGAAGAAAAACTTGCCAAAGCATTTTTGGAAAAAATAAAGCATATGACTACGGATTTAAACACTCTCCAGAATTCTTTCAAGAACCTCAGTACAGCTTTTGATCTTCTCAGTAAGAGCTGCAAGAATTATGCGAACGGTTTCACCATTGGCGAAGATGGCAAGCTCTACCTTACGAATGATGGAAATATTGTCAGCGAGGGCGTTGAACTCGTTGCGACAGGTGGAGGTGGAAGTGGCGGCCTTGCATTTAATTCCGGATATATGTCAGAAGATGGATATCTGCATCTTACATTGGACGGAGAAGATATCGAGGGATATGACCCTATTTACATCGGATCAGTCGGAGGAGGTTCTACCGGCTCCAGACTGGTCTTTGCTATGTATACAAACTCCAATTTTTCTGTACTTCAGACAAATAAGACGGCACAGGTAAAATTCCGATTCACTTCTGTGGACTCCGCAACGAACATTGAGACGGGTGATGGTAACCTTTCTATCTATGTAGGCGGTGTTCTGAAAGAGAACAAAACGATTCCGCAGGGAGACAATATCCCAATCGATATTTTTGAACATCTGGCAGTCGGCTCCAACTCAGTAAAACTGATAATGACAGACTCTTATGGGGCAACAGCGACCCGAAATCTTACCATCACGGTAGAAACATTCCTGATTGAATGGAATCTGGGTGCTACAGCGAAGAACAGTGGGCCGCTGAATGTATCCATGACACCGACAGGCTCAGGTACAAAAAGACTTTATCTCACTGTGGATGGAAGTGAATATGACATGCAGGAGGTGACAACCTCCGGACGTAAAGTTGATTTTTCTGTGCCTCTCTCTGTAGGTGCACATATTATTTCCGGGTATGGAACAATGACTTTAGGAAGCTCTATCCTTCCGTCAGATACATTGACTTGTGCTGTCGCTCAGACAGAAGAAGGAGACGGTACAGTAGTAATCGCTGCGAACCTCTCTTCGAAAGAAGTCAGCCAGTATTCTACTATTGCAATCCCTCACAGAGTCATTAATCCGGGAAGCAATCCTGCAACGGTAGAGTACTATGTGAACGATGTGTTGTATGCGACAGATAGTCTCGACCAGAATGAACATGTATGGAGCTACCGTACTACAGAGGCTGGAGAAGTCAAGCTTGCTATCCGTTGTGGAGGGGCAGAATGGAGCGAGACAATTACAGTATCAGGTCTTGATGCCGAAATCAGCGAGATTACCAGCAATCTGTTGTTCAAACTTGATCCGAACGATATCACGGATCTTCCGAATTTCACATATGGAAATATCGGGGTGACCTTATCAGAGAAGTTCGATACTCATAATGGCGGCATTCAGACGGATGAAGAAGGAATCAAATGTTTGAAAGTCATTAAGGGAGACAGATTGACCATTAATTACAATATGTTTGCTACAGATGCACGTATTTCAGGAAGGGAATTTAAGTTCATTTACAAAGTGACGAATTGTTCCAACTATGAAGCCAATGCCATCAGCTGTATGGCTGACAACATAGGCGTAAAGGTCAATGCCAATGGAATCCTCATGAAGAGTGAGCAGACGACCATTGAATATCCATCCTGTGAAGATTATAAATCTGAGCTTGATGTAAACATTGAATCCGATTCCGACCACCGTATTATGATGCTGTGGGAAAATGGAACGCCTGCGCAGGCAGAAATCTATGCAACAAATGATAACTTCCGTCAGACAAATCCGGTAGGAATTACTATCGGTTCTGATGAGTGTGACGTTATCATCTATAAAGTCCGTATCTATACAAGAGACCTTACAAGAGAAGAAATCAAGGCGAACTTTATCGCTGATGGCAAGGACGGAACAGAAATTACAAGCAGACATGACAGAAACCAGGTCTATGACAGCTCTGGAAAACTGGATCCGGATAAGGTGGCGACACGCAACCCGGGTCTCCGTGTACTTATTTGGCATGCGCCAAATATTTCTACTGCAAAGACACAGGAAATTAAAGGTTTCCTTACCCATAAATACGTCAAAGGAGGCGCAGCACATTCCTGGACAGCGAATGGAGTAATCGACAAGGCACAAGGTACATCTTCCCTTGGATATATCCTTGCCGGATGTAATGAGGACTTCAATTGCGCAGAAGGATTCGTGCTTGAAGATGGAAGCCATATTGATGTATATTCCATGACCGAGAATTCTATCGGTATTAATTATTTTAACTATAAGACGAACGTTGCTTCTCAAGAACATGTCAATAATATGCTTGTATCTGAGTGGTACAACCGTTTCCAGCCATATATCAGAGCGGCAAGGGCAGCTGACCCTCGTGTAAGAGATACGGTAGAAAGTCATATGGCGGTTCTGTTCTTCCACAATACAGGAACTGAAGCCGTACAGGTAGGCCCTATGACAGTACAGCCAGATGAGACAGTATTCTATTCTCTTGGAAACCTGAACAATTCCAAGAAGAATCTGGAAGTATTTGCTCAGAACGAAGAAGATGATGTGATTACCATCGAACTACGTAACAATATTTCTGATCAGTGCCGCATGAAGTCTGCTGACCTTACCGGAGAACCATGGAACTCTGATGGCAATTTTGAATTCAGACATCTTGCCGAATCCATGGATCCTGAGGAAGCGAAACAGCTCTGGCAGGACTTCCTCACATGGGTAGTATCCTGCGACTCAGAACAGGCAACAAATGCAGCTCTGGATGAAATAGTGACGATTGATGGGCAGTCATTTGCAACTGATTCCGCAGAATATCGTATCGCGAAATTCCGTAAAGAAGCTGCAGAACACCTTGTCGTTGATTCGTTGTTATTCCATACACTGGTCACACTCGTATTTTCACAGGTAGATAACCGTGCGAAAAATACCTTCTGGACATACAGTAACGTAAAAAAAACATGGCACGTTACATTTGCATATGACAATGATACAGCTATGGGTATCGACAATGAAGGCAGTCTTACTTTGAAATATGGGTATATGGATTATGATAAGCTTGGAACCAGAGACGTATTCAATGCAGCTGACGCAGTGGTCTTCTGCATGATGTGGAAGTCATTCCCGGCAGAAATGAAAGAAATGTTCCTTCAGTTAGAAAATGCAGGAGCATGGAATCTCGATGCTTTTGCTGATCTCTGCGACGAACAGCAGGCACTTGCATGTGAATCCTTATGGATCGAAGATGCATGGAGAAAAGATATTGATACATTGACAGTAAACGGTTCTACAGCATACATTTCTATGCTGAATGGGAAGAAGAGACTACAGAGAAGAAACTTTCTGCATTATCAGAGACCATTCATCAGTTCCTATTTCTGTTCTTCCTTCTCTCAGTCAAACAGAGCGACTATCAGAGGCTATACTCCAGACGGAGATCTTGCTGTTCCAGCAGAGAGTAAGATGTGGATCACTCCATATAGTGACCTTTGGGTGACTGTACAGGCAGGTACTACATACTACGTCAAAAGAGCGGTTGCTGGAGAAACTGTAGAACTCCAGCTTGGTACTTCCAAACTGAATAACACAGAAATCTATCCGATGGATGCAGCTTTCCTGAAAGATCTTGGTCCTCTTGCAGGTCTTTATCCTGGTTATATTGATGTATCCCCGTGCCCGAAGTTGACAAGGGCAGATATCGGAAGTAGTGTTTCTGGATATCTGAATACAAACCTGACTGACGTTGGACTTGAAAATGCCATGAATCTTGAGTATGTAAATATCGAGAACTGTCCGAATTTCAAAAAAGAACTTGGCCTTGCGAAGAATGTCAATGTTAAAGAATGTTATTCCAGAGGAAGTGGCGTGACAGGTGTTACGTTCGCTGACCATGGAAGACTGCAGAAAGCATATCTGAATGCAGTAACATCCATCACAGCGAAGAATCTTCTCTACGTTGCAGAGTTTACGTTACAGAATTATGAGAGCCTTCTTTCTTTGAATGTGGTGAACAGTCCGTCTATCAATACCTTGGATATTGCAACAAGAGCGGTGAATATGATCCGTGTACGTCTGCTCGAGATTGTATGGATAACAACAGTAAAAGCATACACCACACTGATGCGTCTGCAGAAGATGAGCGGCATTGATGAAGCTGGTTATAACGCAGAGAAAGCAGTGGTTACCGGCTCTGTATTCTTTGATGCTATCTCTCAGACCAAATACGACACCTTGGTCAATGCACTTCCTGATGTAAATTTCACATACGGAGAATTTTTGGAAGAGCACACGGTAACCTTCTGTAACTATGATGGAACAGTGTTGAATGTTCAGAAAGTAGAACATGGAGGTACAGCAGAAGACCCAATTACGGTAGGATACATCAAGACTCCAGTAAAAGAGCCGGATGATGATTTTTCGTACACTTATTTCAAGTGGGATGTGCCGCTTGAGAATATCGTAGAAGACGTTACGGTTACTGCAACCTACACACAGTCTATCAGAATCAACCTTGTACGTTATCTGAAAGATGGAGAAGTCCTTCAGACTTATAATGTGCCAGCACATGGTTCCTGTGCATATGTTGGAGAAGACCTTGTGAAATCCGGCTATGTATGGATCGGATGGGATAAGGTTGCAGAAGATGTCGTGGAAGATATGGACATCAATGCAGTATTCATCTATCCGAAGCTTCCGGCTACGGTAAAGGATCTTACGAAGTATGATTATGCATACTCCGATGACCCTGATGACAATTCAGCCTATACTTTTGGAGAACTGTATTCCATCTTCAAGATGGGACGTGCTGTTGACTATGGGTTTGGCCCAGGAGTCTTATTGAAATTGATTCCAAGAAAGGCTCTTGCAAACGGATTGATTACTGACACAAGCATGGTATTCCGCTATCATGCAAAAGGGCATTATGCTCTTGCTGATGGTTCCGGCATGAGTAATGGAGACTTTTATATGGTCGGAGTCATGACAGCGAACAGGAAAATGAACAGTACAAATACGAACGTAGGGGGCTGGGATGCCTGTGAGCTTAGAACTTGGCTGAATGACACGTTATTCCCAACGTTCGAACCGGGATGGAGAAACTTTATTTCTTTATCAGATACGTTGGCCAATGCCGGAAATCAGTCTTCCAACATTACAACATCTAAGGATTATCTGAGAATTCCGTCTCATGCAGAAGTCGGTTTTGATGTGGCTGCTGTTCCATACAAAAATGAAATTGATGCGAACGCAGAGGAAGTTACATTCTCCTGTTATACGGATAATAATTCTCGTATTAAGAAGCAGTTCAATGGAGAGGGTTCAGCACAGTACTGGTGGCTGCGGTCTGCGGATGCGGGCGGCTCTGTCGCCTTTCGCGCGGTCTATTACAATGGCTATTCTAATCCTGGTAACGCTAACCTTTCTTATGGCGTGTGCGTGGGCTTCTCAGTATAATCTGTATATCTTTATAATCAAGCCGGCCTTGTGCCGGCGGGTAAAAAAAGATGTTAAAAAATATCGAAATGTGATATTATTTTCTCCGGAGGTGCCAGTGTATGAGCGTATTATCGAGATATAGAAATGAGTCAAAAGTAGACTTTCTTTATACGGCAAGACAGCTTGCCGTAAGTGTAATCAAATCATGTGTAGATTCCAAGAAAGGAAGATATACGGCGACGGTCTCTGAACCAGTTGCCCAATCAGCATGGAAGGTATACGAACATGTGAAGAGAGCAAATTCTATATATCCTACGAATCAGCATGAAGCACAGCTCCGGAGAGATCAGTTTCTTCTTGCGAAAGCAGAGCTGTATGTTCTGGATTCCAAAATCGGAGTCGCTCATGAATTTTATCATTTCAGTGATCACGATTTAGATGAAATGGGTTCATTCATTGACAATGAAATGAAATTGATTGAAAAAATGTTAGATTCTGACCGGAAGAGATATAAGAATCTTCCACTATGAATTGGTTTTATCCTGTATGATTTTAGTACTGGTGGCTGCGGTCTGCGGATGCGGGCGGCTCTGTCGCCTTTCGCGCGGTCAATAACAATGGCAATTCTAATACTAATAACGCTAACAATTCTAATGGCGTGTGCGTGGGATCCTGTCCTTTCTACAAAGTAATCCCATGCGGGAGGAAATAAGAAACAGGATAGAAGGAGGATAAGACCTTCCTACTGAAAAGTGGGTAAATATACGTTCCGATGGGTCTGGGAGGACGCTGCTTGCATGGCTGGAGTTGCCTGATTATCTCCAGTTTCATTCCCAGTGACCCTATGCAGCTAGTCGGAAAATCGGGAATCATGCTGTACGGGGCAAGTTTTTAAGGAGCAGTTATGACGAGCGAGGAAAGAAGAGAGGCTCGTTATCAAAGAAGAAAAGCTGCAAGAGATGCCAATAAGGCAAAAGATAAAGAGATGCAAGACTTTAAGAAAATCTTTACTACAGACCATCTCTTCAAATCTTACAGAAAGTGCATAAAAGGGGTTAAGTGGAAGGCAAGTACTCAGAAGTACATTGACAATGCTACCCTTACATTGTACCGGACAAAGAAGAGTCTTCTTAATGGGACATTCAGATCAGATGGTTTCTATGAATTTGATCTGTATGAAAGAGGAAAACATCGACATATCAGCAGTGTTACCATTAAGGAAAGAGTTGTCCAGAGATGCCTGTGTGATTATAGTCTGGTTCCGTTGATGAGCAAAACGTTCATTTATGACAATGGAGCCAGCCTTGATAAGAGAGGCTATCATTTTGCCATTCGCAGATTGGTAAGACATTTGCAGTATCATTACAGAAAACATGGACAGGAAGGATATATCCTGCTGTTCGATTTTACAAAATTCTTCGATAACGTGTCTCATAAGGTTGTTGAATGGTTATTACGCAAACAATATCAGGATAAGTGGACATTGGGACTTATCCTTCATTTTGTGCGCTCATTTGGCAATGTTGGTATGGGTCTGGGAAGCCAGATCAGTCAGACTCTCGCCGTTGCATCTGCAAATCCTTTGGACCATTATGTAAAAGAAAAACAGAGAATCAAGGGCTATGCACGTTACATGGATGATGGATATCTCATTCATCATGACAAAGAGTATCTGCAGAAATGTTTAGATGAAATCGTGAAAATATGCCAGATTCTCGACATAAAAATCAATATGAGGAAGACTCAGATTGTAAAGCTGAGCCATGGATTTACATGGTTGAAATGCAGATTTTATCTTCTGGAATCCGGAAAGGTAGTACGGAAGATCTATAAACGTAGTGTGACGAAGATGAGACAGAAACTAAAGGCTTTCAAGAGACTGTATGATAATAAAGAAATGAACTTCGAACAGTTAAGAGGAAGCCTGCAGAGCTGGCTCTCTTATGCGTTGAATTTTGACGCATGTGGCACAGCAAAGAATACTGTCCTGTTAATTAAAGACTTGTTTGGTGTGGAAGAAACAAAGAAACTTCTGAAAGTAAAGAAACTTCGAAAAAACCGCATCAAACCAAAGATGAGGTATATTCAATACCTTGTCAGACAGATGCAGTATGCATAACAGAAAGGAGGATAAATGTTCTATAAGGCATTGTATGAAGGAAACGTAGTGGATGCTTACGATGGCCTGCAGTATGTCCGTTATGACGACAGGGCAAAGATGTTCCTTCGATGTAAGAAGAACGAAGCCCAGGGCGTTATTGAACGGAATGGGGCTTGTATCTTTCATGTAGATGGATGGCCAGAGTTCCCGGAAGAAGTACAGGAAAGAGTAGAATGTACCATCATTCTTGAAGAAGTGGAGGAAGCAGATTATCTTACACTCAAATCTCTTCTTGATGCTGGACAGACACCGGAGAATCCTGAACCAGAGCCTGAGCCAGAACCGGAAACGGATGAGGAGACCCTTGCATGGGCGAAGAATCGAAAGATTACTTTGTCAAAGACGGTACTCGCCTCTTATCTGGAGGCCAATCCTATTGTATCAACAGCTCATAACGGAGTTCCGGGCACTTATGCGGTTACGAGCGAGAAACAGCAGCTCATGTCCATGAATTATCAGACATACCTTGTTAAAAAGGGCGCAGGCATGGAAGCCGAACTTACCTGGAACGAAACAGGTAAGGAATGCGAAGTATGGACGGAGACAGAATTTGTGCAGCTGATTATTGAAATCGAAGCATATGTGAAACCTCTTGTATCGAAACAGCAGTCCATTGAGATGCAGGTGCAAGCAGCGGAGACTCTCCGGGAGGTGGATGAAATTGAAATCGTTTATTAAGATGTTCGCCCTTTTTGTAATTGGCGGACTTATTTATTTTGTGCTGGAAATGCTCTTTCGAGGCAGATCGCACTGGACAATGGTAGTTGTCGGTGGGGTCTGTTTTTTAATTTGTGGAGCAATCAATGAGATATTCGATTATGATATGTCGTTGTTGAAACAGGGAATGATCTGTGCTGCACTGGTCACAGGAGTAGAGCTTATTGCCGGCATCATCATTAATCTTTGGATGGGACTGAATGTCTGGGATTACAGTAATATGCCATTGAACCTGTTTGGCCAGATATGCCTTCCGTTCAGTCTGCTGTGGGTAGGACTTGGAATAGTTGCTGTCATAGTAGACGATTACCTTCGATATTGGCTTTTTGGAGAAGAAAAGCCTCACTATAAGTTGATTCCTTAAGAGCCAGAAATGGCTCTTTTTTTGATGGAAAATATCAAGGGAAGGAGGTTAAACGGTGTACGTAGACACACAAATGGTCGTCCAGTTCATCATTCAGGCAGCGGCTGTGCTTGGAGCATTAGGTGCTCTTTGCGGTGCGCTATATGGAATAATCCTGTGGTTTCAGAAACAAGGGAAGCAGTCTGTAGACATCGAAAAGCTTCAGGAAAAAGAAAAAGAAGATATTGATCGGCTGAAAAAGGAGGAAAAGGAAGATATCCGTCAGCTGAGAGATATGCATTCTGAAGACATGAAACAGATCAATGCAGAACTATGTGTTATTAGCTATGCGATGTTGGCATGTCTGGACGGCTTGAAACAGAAAGGATGTAATGGCCCTGTTACGGATGCGTATAATCGTCTGGAAAAGCATCTGAATAAACAGGCACACAATGTAGAATAAAGGAGGAAAAATCATGGAATTATTAGAAATTTTTAAGCAGATTCCAATGCCAATCTTATTATTGGCGGTAGTAGTATTATTAGTTG